TCTTTGGTCAAGGCGATTTCTTTGACATTGAAGACAATATCCAAGATGTAAACGGCAACCCCATTGATGTTGAGATCATTAAAGCTCAACTGATGGAAGACTTCAAAAAAGACAAAATCAGAAAATCTATCGACCAGATCGAGTTGATGGCTGAAATCTATGGCACTGGTATCGGTGAGATTGTTGTCAAGACTGAAAAAGAATATATCCCCTCAACTCGACCAATCCCCGGTCAACAGGGACAAGCCGCCATCGGTGTGATTGAAAGAGACAGGATTTCTGTCAAGATCATGCCAATCAACCCAAAGAATTTCTTGTTTGACCCCAACGGTACAAGCATTGATGACTGCATGGGTGTGGCTATCGAGAAGTTTATTTCTATCCACAAGATTGTGGCTGGCATCGAGTCTGGCGTTTACCGCAAGGTAGACATTGGAATTGTTGCTTCTGATGAAGACTTGGAAGCCACTCAAGAAATCCAGATGTTCCAAGATCAAAAGGTCAAATTGCTGACCTACTACGGTCTTGTCCCTCGTGAACACTTGCAAAACCTAAAAGAAAATCAAGAAATTGTTGATCTTTTCCCTGAGAGTTCCGAAGCTGCTGATTACACAGATATGGTTGAAGCAATCGTTGTGATTGCCAATGACAATCTGTTGCTCAAAGCTGAAGAAAGTCCTTACATGATGAAAGACAGACCAATCCTGAGTTATCAGGATGACACTGTCCCTAATCGTTTGTTGGGTCGTGGCACAGTCGAGAAAGCCTACAATATGCAAAAGGCTATGGATGCTCAAATCCGTAGTCACTTAGATTCATTGGCACTGACTACTAGTCCAATGATTGCTATGGATGCAACTCGCTTGCCTCGTGGTGCTAAGTTTGAAGTCAAGCCGGGTAAAGCCATCATGACTAATGGTGCGCCTAGCGAGATTCTGTTCCCATTCAAGTTTGGACAGACTGATGGCAACAATCTTGCCACTGCCAAAGAGTTTGAGCGTATGTTGCTTCAAGCCACTGCTACTCTGGACTCCAACGGCATGGTCAGCCAAGTTAGCCGTGATGGTGGACAAGGTGGTATGTCAATGGCGGTTGCGTCCATCATCAAGAAATACAAGCGGACACTGACAAATTTCCAAGAAGATTTTCTTGTTCCGTTTATCAAAAAAGCTGCATTCCGCTATATGCAGTTTGATCCAAACCGCTATCCCTCTGTGGACATGAACTTCATTCCTACGGCAACTTTGGGAATTATTGCTCGTGAATATGAGCAACAACAGTTTATTGGATTGTTGCAGACACTCGGTCCTGATACCCCTGTTTTACCGTTGATTTTAAAGGGAATTATCAGTAACAGCAGTTTGAGTAACCGTATGGAGTTGATTGCTCAGTTGGACAAAATGGCTCAACCTGATCCACAAGCTCAACAAATGCAACAGGCTCAACAACAGTTGGCAATGCAGTCTGCTCAAGCACAGATTGCCTTGGTTACAACTCAGGCAGAACAGAATCGTGCTGATGCAACCAAGAAAATGGTTGAAGCTCAATACATTCCGCAAGAAGTTCAAGCCAAGGTTATCTCAGCAACTACCAATAACTTGCCAAACCAAGCAGATCAAGCCTCTGCTGAGTTTGATAAAAGGGTTAAGATTGCTGAGTTAATGCTCAAAGAAGCTGACATTAAGAATAAATCAAAGATTGTCGAGTTGCAAATGGCTGAGAAAAACAATAAAGTCAGTGGAATGGAACAAGATTTCCTTGACCAATTGTCAAAATCACTTGGTTCGACCCAACAAAAGGGTGAATGATGGATGTAGAAAGCCTTGCCAAGGAGCTAATCCTTAAAAACATGACTCCAGAACAGCAAATGGCTGTTTTGGATTCTGTGCGTTCTTCTGTTGCTCAAGCCAAAGAGGTGCAAAAGCGCAAGATTGGTGAGAATGTTGACTTGGTTGTCCAAGCCCTCAAGAAGATTGAATCTGACATCCGTGAAAGATTTGATTCCGTAGGCAATGCCATTGAAAAGCGTGTTGCTTCTATCAAAGATGGTCGTGATGGTATTGACGGCAAGGATGGTCGAGATGGCAAAGATGGAAAGTCAGGTCGAGATGGCGCAAAGGGTGATAAAGGTGACAATGGTCGAGATGGGCGTGATGGAGTGGATGGCGTTGATGGTGTTTCTGTTACCGCTGCTCACATTGATTTTGATGGTTCACTCATTATTACACTGTCTTCTGGTGTTGAACTCAATGTTGGTGAGGTTGTTGCTCCTGATCTTGCAGAACACATCAAAGTCATTACTAATGGTGGCGGTACTTCTCAGTCTGTACTTGATACTCTAGCTTCTTTACAGACCCAGATTAACAATCTGATTCCTAGCCAGACAGGAAACTCTGGAAAGTTCTTAACTACCAATGGAACATCACTTTCTTGGGCGACAGGAGGCGGTGGTTTAGCCTATCAAGGTACTTGGAATGCCTCAACGAATAATCCAACACTTGCATCTAGCACTGGAACGAATGGCTACTATTACATTGTTGCAACTGCTGGCTCTACCAACCTAAACGGCATTACTGATTGGCAAATTGGTGATTGGTTGCTGTTTAATGGTACTGTTTGGCAGAAGATTGACCAAACTAAATTGGTTACAAGTGTTGCCAGTAAAACAGGTGATGTTGTATTAAATAATACTGATGTCAGTGCTTTTGCAAATATTGCGGCAACTGGTGGTACAACAGTTTTAACATCCAGTTCTGCTCCAAATTATGTTGTAACTGGTTCTGGTGGGCATACTTTTCAATTGCCTAATGCAACAACCTTGCCAAATGGAATAATCTTTTCATTTAACAATAATCAAAGTAGTGGCACTGTTGTTGTTAAAAATAATTCAAGTACAACAATAGAAACTCTGCAATCTGGCGGTTATGTCAGTATAGTTTTATTATCAAATGCTATAGCCGCTGGTTCATGGGATGAACATAACTATGCTCCAACTAATGTTTCTTGGTCTACCAATACATTAGATTATGCTGGCTCAATTACCTCTGCCACTTGGAATGGAAATGCTGTTGCCTATAACAGAGGTGGTACAGGTCAATCATCTGCTTTTGTAGCTGGTGGTATTGTTTATGGCTCTACAACAAGTGCATTGGCTGTTACTGCAATTGGAACAACAGGACAAGTTTTAACTTCTGCTGGCGCTGGCGCTCCTACATGGACAACGCCAACAACAGGAACTGTCACATCTGTTTCTGGAACTTCACCAGTTAGTGTTGCAACAGGAACAACAACACCAGTTATTAGTTTGGCAACTGGCTATGGTGACACTCAAAATCCTTATGCTTCTAAGACTGCGAACTATGTCTTAGCCTCACCTAATGGGTCTGCTGGTGCGCCAACATTCAGAGCAATTGTTGCGGCTGATATTCCTACACTGAACCAGAATACTACTGGTACTGCAAGCAATGTCACTGGTACTGTTGCCATTGGGAATGGTGGTACTGGTCAGACTACTGCAACAGCGGCATTTGATGCTCTTGCACCTAGCCAAACAAGCAATTCTGGCAAATACCTAACTACCAATGGCACTACAACCAGTTGGGCTACAGTTTCGGCAACAGGAACAGTTACAAGTGTTGCCGCCACAGTTCCTGCATTTTTATCTATTACTGGTTCTCCTGTTACAACAAGTGGAACATTGGCAATTGGTCTATCAGGTACAGCATTGCCTATCGCCAATGGTGGAACAGCGGCTACATCAGCATCTGCGGCAAGAACATCTTTAGGATTAGCAATTGGTACAGATGTACTTGCACCTAATGGTTCAGCCGCATCTTTAACTTCTTTTCCTACTTTTAACCAAAACACAACAGGTTCAGCCGCCACTGTTACTGGGAATGCAACGGGAAGCACATTTGGTTTTAACTCAGGCTACGGTTCTGTTGCCACAGCATACGGCTGTCGTGCTTGGGTTAACTTCAATGGCACAGGTACTCCAGCTATTCGTGCCAGCGGAAATGTTTCTAGTATTACGGACAATGGTGTTGGTGATTACACACTAAACTTTTCGACTGCAATGCCTGATGCAAATTATTCTTTTTCTGGAGGAACTAATGGTTATGCTAGTACAGACTCAGGTTCACAGGTAATTGTTGTTAAAACAGATGCGATTGGTGGAACAGCAACCACTTACACAACTTCTGCATTTAGATTTTTAGTTGGTCGTTATGGTGGAACTGTTACAGATAGCACTTATAACAATGTAATGATTTTCAGATAAGGACAACCATGATAAAACGAATTATTTACCCAACAGACGATGGCGGTGTTGCAGTCATCATTCCAGCCGCTGAATGCGGTTTAACAATTGAGGAAATTGCCGCCAAGGATGTTCCTGCTGGCAAGCCATTCAAAATCATTGATACAGCAGATGTGCCAACAGACCGCACATTCCGTAACGCATGGGAGTATTCAGAATGATTGTCATCAACATTGATAAAGCCAAAGATATTGCCCACGACAAGCGCAGAGAGGCTCGATCTGCTGAGTTTGCGCCTTTGGATATTAAGGTAACCATTCCATCTGAGGCAACAGCGGCAGAGACTGCAAGACAAGCTGTGCGTGATAAGTACACTGCCATGCAGACAGCAATTGATGCGGCAACAACCACAGACGCAATTAAAGCGGCTATGCCATGACCCCAGAACTACAAAAGTATTACGAATCCCGATTTGAGATGATGGGGATGGAGGGCTGGAAAGATTTAACTATTGATATTGACAATATGATAGAGTCACTCAATAATATAAGCGTAATTCCTGATGAAAAGACTTTGCAGTTCCGCAGAGGTGAACTTTCCATCTTGACTTGGCTGAAAACTTTGAAAGAAGTCAGCGAACGAGCCTACGAGGAATTGAATGAAAAGAATGTATGAATTTGCCTGTGAAAATGGGCATCGCACTGAGAAACTGGCTGATTATGAGGCATCCAATGTCCAGTGTGAATGTGGTTCGGTAAGTCATCGAATCATTTCTGCTCCCAACATCAAGTTGGAGGGTTGGAGTGGGCATTTCCCTACCTCAGCCCATCAATTTGACCGAAAACATCGGGAAAAGTTGGCGGCAGAACTAAAAGAGAACTCATAAACAAATGTCGAGTTCATGTGTAATCTCCTAAAACCCAGTGTGGGCAGGAAAAGGAAACTGTATGTTGTTAGATAACGAAGATGAGATGCAAAGTGAGATTCAAGCTGTTGAAAAGCAGAAACTAGAGTCTACTGTTGAGTCGATGTATGCTGATGTTCCCGACAAGTATCGGGGTAAAGAATTGTCAGACATCATCAAAATGCACCAAGAAGCTGAGAAGTTGATTGGAAAGCAAGCTCAGGAGGTAGGCGAGGTTCGCAAATTAGCAGATGAACTGATTAAGCAAAATCTCTCTGGCAATCGACAAAATGCAGAGGTTGAGCCTGAAATTGACTTTTTTGAAGACCCGAAAAAAGCAGTTCAGAACACTATTGACAGACATCCAGATGTACTTGCGGCTAGACAAGCTAGTCAAGAGTTCAAAAAGATGCAGATTCAGCAGAAACTGTCTACTGAACACCCTGATTTTGGTCAGATTGTTCAAGACCAAGAATTTGTTGATTGGGTGAAATCCTCACCTATTCGTCTTGGACTTTACGCCAAGGCAGATGGGGAATATGACTACGATAGTGCCAATGAATTGTTGAGTACCTACAAACAACTAAAAGGTGTTAAGACTAAGCAAACGAGTGATGCTGGTGAAGCAACTCGCAAGCAAAATCTGAAAGCTGCATCGGTTGATACAGGTGGTACAGGGGAAACAGGAAAGAGGGTTTATAGGCGTGCTGACCTTATTCGGCTAAAAATGACTGATCCTCAACGGTATGAAACATTGTCTGATGAGATAATGACTGCATACGCAGAGGGGAGAGTGAAGTAACACTTAACTTTTTGGAGTATTTAACATGGCAACAGCTTTTTCCCCCGCAAATAATGTCACAGTGACATCCGCAGCCAATTTCATCCCTGAAATTTGGTCAGACGAAATCGTTGCAGCTTACAAGCGTAATCTTGTAGCTGCCAATGTCGTCAAGAAAATGAACTTCAAAGGCAAGAAAGGTGACACCGTTCACATTCCTAGCCCTACTCGTGGTTCTGCATCAGC